ATTGATATAGTTTTGTATAAATATTATATACGAAGTATATAAAAACACAGGATACCTGTATTTATATTTATGTTTGTAAAACATAAACTAAAAACTATATCAGTATACGTTTTTATATTAATGTCATTATAATTTTTGCCCATAAATTAAGTTAAATAAATAACAATTATATAATACTATATGTCTAATAATATAAAAGAAGTTACATTGACTAAAGATGATATGTATAAAACAGATGATAATATAACTATTGTAGGAAAGTTAAAAAAAGATTGGATTGGAACACCTAAACAATTAGGATCTAAACGATTAAAAGTTGCTGATGAATTTACAACATTATGTAATTGTGGTGAGCATTTTACAATATTATATTTACTTGAAAAAGATTATTTTACTATGCATTGTGAAACTAAAGGATGGGCATGGCTTAAACAGCCTGCGAATAAATCACTATTATATAAACTAAAAATATATACAAAATAAATTTACCAAATAAATATAAATAATATATTGTTTATATTTATAAACTTTTTATTAATTATTATAAATTAATTAATTTGATATGTTAAGTAAATAAAAAAAATTATTTTTTTAAGAGTAATAAATTATTCATAACCATACTTTAATTCTAAATATTTTAAATAATTATCATCATCTTCAACTTTGTTTTCTATTAAATTACCTCCTTTTTGTATTTTTTATCATCTACTATTTCATAATCTTTAAATTCTTCATCATTTAATATTACTACTTTTACTTTTTATTATCATTTATATTGAATCTACTTAATTTCATTTTCTTATCAATATCTCTATATTCAAAAAATTTAATACATTCTGCGATTTCATTAATGATATCATTATATGAACAATGTATATAATCTTTTCTTTTTCTTACAACATAATTTTCTAATCTCTTTTTTATACATTCTTCTATAATTTTTCTATCATCTCATGGAATAACATTTATAACTTGTACTTTATGTGGTGTTGATGTTTCAATTTGTCGTCGTCTTCTATTCATATCATCTGTTTCACCAAATTTAATATATATTATTTCTGATTCATCAAGATCTAATTTCATATCACCTGAAATTAATCTCAATAAATAAACAACCCCACCTTTTTCATATTTTACAGTAAAAATTAAGAATTATAAATAATTCTTAATTTTTATTCTTGGATGTATCTTAAGATACATCCAACAGTTTTCATATCATGTTCTAATATTTTTTCTTTTTCTAACTTCTTCATCATATTTTTGTTGTAATTCTTTTAATTGTTCTTTTTGTTTTTCATTTATTTTATATTCCCAAATTCTCTTATTTGTTAAATAACATTGTCTGTTATAAATTCACGTATTGCGTTTGCTTCCTTCATTTTACTTGCAAAAATCAAAGAATATAATCCTGCTTCATTTATAAATATTGTATGTCCTTGAACATTTTTATATAAATTTTTATAATCTTTAACTATTTCTTCTAATGATTTTTTATTTTTTTTATTAACATGTTCTCTTATAGCATTACGTGGCTTCATATATTTTAACATTTTACATACATGTGTGCCTTGAAACCAAAGTTTTTTTGTATTGTTATCAAATGCAATATATTTTTTATTTATATTTAATTTATCTATAATTTTATTCATATTATCACTAATATCAATATTTATATAAATATGATTATTCTGATTATTGGGAATATTATGATTATATTTATTTACAAATTCATTATATTCATACCCATACTTGACCTCGATAATTTTATTAATATTTTTCATTATATTTTCTAATTTTATATTGTCTTTACTCCAAATAAATATTTTTGCTATCTTATCTTTATTATTTATATCTAATCTATTTGCTCTTGATATTCTTTGTATTATATTTATTGGATTATTATTTGGATGTGTTAAATATATTGAATCACATTCTGGTATATCAATTCCTTCATCTAATACATGAACATTACATAAAATATTTGTGCAAAAATTATCATTCTTAAATTTATTTAGAAACTCTGTTCTTTTCTTTTTTGTTATATTATATGTTATTTCATATATTTTTAGATTCAACTCAAAATAAATATTAATTATCTGTAATATTTTTATAAATTCTTTACATTCTATTATTGTTTTTAAATATACAATACATTTTTTAATATTAGTTAATTTAATTGATTCCAATAGAAAATAAGATTTATTTATTAATATCGTTTTTTCTATTAGAGTTTTATCTATTTTTAGATCATCTATTCTTGTAATAATTTTATCATTATTCGGATAATAAAAATTATAGTCACATATATATTTATTTTCTATTGCAGTTTTCCAATCCATTCCATATTTATTTTCTCCAAAAATATCTTCATAATTTGTTGTATCTAAAGGTGTTGCTGAAATAAATAATATTTTATTCTTAGATACTAAAATTTTATTTATATTATTTTTTTTATTTATAATCATATCTTGTGAAAGATTATGAAATTCATCAATAATAATTAAAGATTCTTCAATTTTAATTTTTGATAATAATTTTATTATAATATCACTAGAATCGTATGTTGATGCAATTATATTTTTATTATCATTAAATTTAATATTATTTATATTTCTTTCTGCATTGCAATTAATTGATACATAATTTATGTCTTTATATTTTGAATAATAATTTTTATAATGTGTCAACATTTGTTCTGTTGTTGAAATTAAAGGAGTTAATATAATAATATTTTTATAGTCAAGAGATAATAAGAAAGATACAAAAGTTTTACCAGTACCACAAGGCATTGATAATATGGATCGATTTATATCTTTTAATTTATTATATGCCTCAAGTTGATAATCTCTTGGTTTAAAATCTAATATTTGATTATTTTTAATATGAGGAATATTCATATATTTAATTTTATTTTGTCTACATCTGATTTGTTGTGATAATTTGCCTGAATAATATACAAATGCATTAGTAATAGAATTTTCAGCAATAAAATTATAAAATCCAGCTAAATCTTGAATATTAATTATATTATCTTCACCTATTGTAGAATAATTTTTACATTGTATATAATCTATTGTATCGTCGTGCTTAATTCCAATAATATCACATCCAATATCGTCACAAATATTATTATTTTTATAAAATCTAGCTTGTAAAATATTATCCGGAATATTCTTCCATAGATAACATTTTTTATAATTATCTTTAATAATATTTAATACATATCTTTCATAATCTTCACCATCTTTTAATTTATTCATTTATATATTTATTATGATATATAACTTTATATTAATTTTTATGATTTTTTTATTATCAATTTTTATATTTATTTAAAAAATTAATACTATATGTCTAATGATAAACAATTAATAAAAATAAAATATTCTATTATAATAAATCAAGTTAAATAAATGACATTAATATAATATTATATGTCTAATGATATAAAAAAAGTTACAATAACTAAAGATGATATATATAAAACAGATGATAATATAACTATTGTAGGAAAGTTAAAAAAAGAATGGATTGAAACACCGAAAGAATTTGTTAAAACAAATTCTTATGCTTAGAAATAAAAATATTTTTATTTCTAACCTAAACAATTAGGATCTAAACGATTAAAAGTTGCTGATGATTTTACAACATTATGTAATTGTGGTGAGCATTTTACAACATTATATATTCTTGAAAAAGATTATTTTACTATGCATTGTGAACCTTGTACATTTTATATAAAATTTTATATTTCTTTTACAAATTGTTGATTACCCATATTTGTTAATTTCAAATCTTCGTATAATTTTTCATAAAATGAATAAAATATATAACAATTATCATCATAATTATATAAAAAAAATTGTAAATATTCATTTAATTTACTATTCATCTTTAATGCTTGATCATAACTACTCAATATTTTTTCTAATATTTTTTGATGTTTATCTTTCAATAATTTTATTAAATAATTTCTTAATTGGGGAATATCTTTCAGATATGTATTTGATATAATTATTTTATTTTCTTCAAATTTTTTATTTAATATTTTATTAACCGGAATAAAACCATATTTTGCATACCATGTTGTTCCAGTCAATAATGTTAACATTTTATGTAATTCTATTTCTTTATTTTTACATATTTTTTTGGAATTATCAGATAAAAATATTTTTTTTATATTGTATCTATCTTTTATTTTATTTATTAACATTAATGCTAATTTTATTAATGTCTTTCCTTTTTTATCATTCATTTCAGCAGTTGGCATGCAATCTTTGTGATATAATATATTATGAATTTCGCATACATTGTTATTTTTATCAACTATAATATGTACACAAGCTAAATTTTGATTTTCATCATTTGTTCTAAATAAATAATAATATGCTAATTCGTTGTCATGAAATATTTTGAATGTATACTCTATATTTTTGTATATTATTTTTATTGTTTTGTATTGTTCATGTTCATTTTTGTATTTATCTATAAATTTTTTAATATCAATCGGTGGCGGTTGTGAGTTATCTGTAGATAGCTCCAATCGTGGTGTATTATTATTACTTCCACCTATAATATCATTATAATTTTTAACATTATTTTTTAAATTATCATAAGAAAAGTTATTTAATATACTACTAAACTTATCTATTCTACAATATATTATTCTTGGATTTTTTACTCCAAAATTTTCTAATATATAAGGTATAGCAAATTCTTTCATATATTATTACATTATTTTTTATTATTTTTGTATATAATTTCATTATATTTAACTGTAAATAAATTTTATAATAATTTATTTAATAATATATTTTATACATCTATATTACATTTGTTTTATATTGTGTTTTATTTGATATATTACTCCATATTTGTTTTAATAATAATATATCATCCTCTGATGTATTATTATTAATTTCTATTTGATTTTTCAAATCACATTCTTTATTGATATTATTATAATATTTTTTTTTATATACATAATAATATCTATATTCACCACATTCATTTTTATACAAATAAAAATTTGATTCTCTTATTTTATTTTTTTTATGAAAATATAATTTTCCAAGTATTATCATATTGTTTTCATCATTTACTTCAAAATCATAATTTAATAATAATAAGGCACCTTCCCATCCAGAATTAATTGCTTTTTCATAATATACTTTAAAATTATGTTCATCTGGTTCGTTTTTTATTTCTATTAATAAATTTTTTATTTTTCCAGAAGGTTCGTGTTTTAATATAAAATCAGGTATATATCCTTGTAAATCAAACGGTTCATATTTAACATCCCATTTTAAATAATCAAACATGTATGACCACTTTGCTTCTATTCTACTTCTATATTTTATGTTATCAAAACCAATAGTTGGTATACCTATTTTTATATTATCATTATTAACATTTAAATTTTTGTTATAATTTATATTTTTAATTTTTTCTGTTTTACAATTATCAATAATCATATTTTCTAATTTAGATTTTCTAAAGAAATTTTTTTTTATAGCTTTTCTAAAAATATCTATTTCTCCTATAACATAACATTTTTCTTTTGCTCTACTTATAGCAGTATATATTAATTTTTTATCTGCAAAATATTTGTCATTTTCCGTTATTAATATAATTGCTATTTTATTTTCTGAACCTTGATATTTATGTACAGTATTTATATATGACATCGAATTAATTTCTTGTTTATTAAAAAAATCATATTCAAATTCTCCAATTAATTTATTATCAAATTCAACAATATAATATTCTTTTTTATTTTCTCTAATTATAATATCTGTAATATAACCAACCATACCATTAAATAAATCTTCCTGACATTTTATTTTAATATATTCTATTATTCCATCATTATTTTTTTTATATTTTATATCTTCATTATGTCTATAGATATTTTTTTTAATCATAATATAATCACCTTTAACAAAATTATTAAGCTTATTATTATTAATTATCGTATTGTTATATTTATGATGTAAAACACGTATTTTATCAGAGAAATCACTTATATTTTTTCTTGTAGGTGTTATAATAATTATATCTTTGAATTTATAATTAGCATGTGATAATAAATCATTTATTAAATTCTCTAATTTATTCGAACAATCCTCTAAATTATTAATTTTTATAAATTTATAATCATCATTATCATCTGGAAACTTCTGTTCATTTATAATTTGAATTGTATTTAATAATTCTGGATTATTTTTTTGTCTAAATGAATGTTGTAATTTTATCTTTGGTATACATTGTGAATCGATTAATTGTGATAATGTGTTACCTGCTTCTATTGATGGTAATTGTTTAACATCACCAATAAATATTATATTCGCAATTAATTCTTCTTTATCAATATAATCAAAAAATCTACTCAATAAATCATTTGAAATCATTGACATTTCGTCTATAATTATAAATTTTGAATTTTTAATATGTGTATATTCTTCATTTCTTTCATCATTATAATCATTATTTTCTGTATGAAACTCTCTATATTTTATATTTAAAAATCGATGAATTGTATAAATATTACAACACGATTTATCAATTTCTGAATCATTTTTTATTTTTGATACTATTTTACCAGTTGGTCCTAATATTATGCATTTTTGATTATTATCTTTTATAAAATCTACAACACTTGCTATTATCGATGTTTTTCCAAATCCAGGTCCTCCGGTTATTATAGATAATGGACAATTTATAGCATTAATATATGCTTTTTTTTGTTCATCATTTAATCTATTAAATTTATCATTTGATGGTAAATTTAATTCTTCATTTTTAATTTGTCTATATCTATCATATAATAATTTTATATTTTTAGCTATATTTGTTTCAAAATAATATTGTTTAGAATCATAATATACATCTTTATATTTTACAATGTATTCATTATTTATCAAATATTCGATAGTCTTATTGATATCATATAGTTTTTTTAATTCTATATAATCTTCATATTTCTCTAAATTATTAAAAAGATCAGATTCTTCAATACATGTATTACCATTATTTATAAAGTTTTTTAGTATAGATATTATTAATATTTTTAATTTTATTTCATTTGATAATTTCATTTTATCACAAATTTTTAATAATTTTTCTTGCGATATATAACCAGTAATATTTAATATTATTTTTTCATAATCTTCATTTTTAATTGGATATGATATAGTTTTATAATTAATATTTTTTTTTATAAGCTCGTATTCTCGTATAGTTAATGATATGTTATATGTTTCACATATATAATCCATTATATATTTAGCCTTTGTATCACATAAAAATTTATTCTTAGATTTTTTATAATTAATTATTTTTTCTTTAAATTCTTCTGTAATAATATCATCATCTATTATAAGTTCAATATTCCATATATTTTCTTTATGTTTATCTACAATTTTTTCTATTTTTTTTTTACCAAAATTTTTAATTTTTAATGATTCTAATCTGTTTATAATAAATTTTTTATCACATGGTAATTTTATAGTTAATAATCCTTTTGATATATAAATATTATCATTATCATATTTATCTTTATTTATATTATATTCACTACATATAATAATATCACCACATTCTGGTTTCATAATTATATCACCTTTTATTTTATAATCTATATTTTTATTATCTACCACAGTTACAATTACAAAATAAATATTTTCATAATTATCTTCATCGTTATCATCTATATTTTTTTGTGACAAATAATTAATTTTTTTTACGTATCCTTTTATCATTATTAGCTTTATTAATATAAAGTATCTATATATATTTAAGTAGTGATATACAAAAATAATTTTAAATTTTTATAATATTCTTTTATAAACTGAACAAATAAAGAAAAGTTAAACGAATCTTAACTAATGTATGTGTTTATAAAACCTGAAATATATTTATTTTTAGAGATTGGAATAATCTTTGATTATTTGCACCTATATTTGATTAAGGAATAATCTATGTGTGCAAATGATTGAGAAAAATAAATTTTGCCAAAATAAAATATAATTATAGTAATATTTTTATAGCTATATTTATTGAATTATAATTACTTTTTTACATTATCCATCCCGTAAGTCCCCAACAATATTTATAATTATTATTTTTTTGAGGGACTTACGGGATGGATATTTATTTGTTATGCACTGTATATACTTTTATACATAAAATTAAAATAATCCTTATATTTTTTAGGTAATATTTTTATTGGTTCAAGTTTATAAAAAAAATTTCTATTATTATTTGAACCAGACTGATAATGTTTTATTTGTAGACCAAAATTATCAAATATGCTATTTAATTTTCCTAATAATAATTTCGTATTAATTTTTTTATCATCATATAATTATATTAATATTTTTATAGCTATTTTTATTGAACTATAATTACTTTTTTTATGTTTCCATCCCGTAAGTCCCCAACAATATATAAATTATTTATATTTCTGAGGAACTTACACAATGTTTTTTTTATTTTATATAAACCATATATACTTTTATAAATCCACTATTTAATTTTCAATTCTATAAAATTGCAAAAATAAAATATAATTTTTGTATATTTTTATAGCTATTTTTATTGAATTATAATTACTTTTTTACATTATCCATCCCGTAAGTCCCACATAAATATAAATAATTAATATATTGTTGGGGACTTGCGGGATGGAAATTTATTTGTTACACACTGTATATACTTTTATACAAAAAATTAAAATAATCTTTATATTTTTTAGGTAATATTTTTATTGGTTCTAATTTATAATAAAATATTCTTTTATCATTATCTCCACTTTTATGATATTTTAAACTAACACCAAAATTATCAAATATGCTATTTAATTTTCCTAATAATAATTTCGTATTTATTTTTCCATCTTCATGAAATTGTAATTTATCTATCTTACCCATTGAATAAACTGTTCTAAAATGTTCACCACTTATAATATTAATTATATCATCTACTTTATCTATAAATTTATCTCTTTCTAAGCGTTTATTATTTAATTCTAATAAATTTATTAAATCTTGATAGTATTTATATTTATTATCAATTATATTTTTATCAAAACAATTATTATAATATGTTTCATCAACTGATGTTATATCTTCAAATATTTCCAAAAAATCATCATATTTTTTCTTTAATTTATCATTCTTTTTATTTCTTTTTTGATTTAATTTCATATTTTTTAATAAATGTTCTTCATCTTTTTTATTTCTATCTTTTAGACCTAATATAAAACCTTTTAATACATGTAATTTTTGATAATATTTTTTGAAATCTTTTTCTTTTATCTTCTTAAAATCTAAATCAAATTTATCAGCGTAAATATATTTTTCTACACTAATTTTTTCTTCTTTTGTAGCATTATTATTTTTTATTTTTATCATACATTCATTGAATTTTTTTTTATCTATAATATCAGCATTATAAATATCAATTACATTATAATTTATTTTTTCTTTGTTATAACCTTTAATTATCTTATTGTCTATTACCAAATCAAAATTTTTTAATTTACAATAATATGAAAATATATTTAAAAATAATAAATGTGAATTATCATTTTCAAACTTATTCCATGTTCTAATATATTGATATGAATTTAATTCATTATCTCCATATATTGATGCTTTTATTTCTTCAAAAGATATAATATTTGACCATGATTTCATTGAAAGTTTATTATCTGATAATATCATTATATTTGGATCATTTATTTGTCTAATTCTAAATAACATTTGAAAAAATACACGAGGACAAACCGAACCTAAACATATGTATCCATAAATCTTGTCAAAATATGGTTTATTAAAATCAACACCAACAGTTATTGTAGGAGTATAAATTATTAAATCATATTTTGTAAATAAATCTTCTACATTTTCTAATTTAGATTTTACTTTATCATCAGTTTTTCCATAAATAATTAAACATTTATAATCATCACAATATTTATTATAAACATCTATTGCAAAATTAGAAGCCATTGAAACTACACATATTTTTTTATTATTTTTTAAATCATTTGTAATATTTTCATAATATTTATCAGCATTATAATCAACAAATAAATTATATTTTGTTCCAGTATTTATATTAAATAAAGGTTTATCTTTGTAATCAAAATATTTCTGTAAATATAATATTTCTCTATTAGATATATCTCCATCAAGAAAAAATGTTTGTGTAGAATTCTTTATAATAGATTCAAATATTTTATGTAATAATTCTGGTTCTTGTAATTTATTATAATCAAAATGAGAAAGTAATGAACAAAATTCATCACATATCACTAGATCATATGGTTTTATTTTTAATTTCATAAATTTATTATAAGTTATTTTTTTAATAGAATCAAGAGAAATTATAATTTTATCGTGTTCATATGTAATATTATCATAATCTTGTTTATTAGCATCAAGATAATTTATAAATCCAAGTTCTTTAAAATCTTTATTTATATTGCGGGCAAGAGATTGTCTCATTGTCAAAAATATAACCCTTTTATTTAAATATTCTTTTTCAATTAATTGTTTAATAAATGTTGTTTTACCAGAACCATATCTACTTTTAATTATACAATATTTATTCTTATTATATTCTATTTTATCTTCTATTTTATTTTCTATCTTTTTTTCTGTTTCATTTTCTTTTTTATTATTATTCTTTTTCTTTTTCTTTTTATTTTGTCTTATTTTACTTTTTTTGAAATTATTTTTACTGTTTTTATTTTCAACTAATTCATTATTTTCATTAACAGATGTTTTTATTTTGTTTATACTAAATTTATTTTTAATAATATCATAATCTAAAAGATTCATATCAATTTTATCATATTCAAATTCATAATCATCATAATGTTCTCCAAAATGTTTAACGTATAAATTATTTCTATTATCTTTTTTGGCATAAGAATATAACACTAATTTATTAAAATCAGGCTCGTATCCATTTGAATAGAATTGTCTTTCAATATCATCTCTTGATATATTAATATATTTTCCTATTCTACTTCTTTTGGTTAAAAAATCAATTATTTTATTATTGTTATTGCAGTTATAACATATAAATAATATATCTCTCCATGAATCATATTCTAAAAAATGATCATCATTTAGACAATCAATTAATAATTCCATGATATTGATATTTATTTTATTAATAATATCTTTATAATTTTTCTTTATTTCTCTATTTTTTGAGGGAAATATATCTACACCATCATCTTTTTTTGATTTATTAACCATATCAATTTGTTTTATATTCATCATATCAATTTTTACATATTGATGTTTTTCTGGTATATTTCTTAATAGACAATCATAGAATAATTGCCTATCAGTAGTATATTTATAATTTATACTCTTATAATATTCAAGATTAATATTTTTACCTAATTTTGAATTCCATAATATTCTAAAACATGCTTTTTTATAAACAGATTTATCTATTATGTTATTATTTATTAAATATGAATTTAATTTTTCAAAAAAATATTTTATGTGATATATATCATCAAATATAACATCGTTAAAAATAATATGTGATGATAATTTAGTATCCGATGATGATTTTAATATAATTATTTGGGGATTTATAATATCATATTTTTTAAGTTCATCTGTATATAAATTAATAGATTTGTCTATAATTTCATCGAAATATTTATCTCTATCGATATTTTTATCATAATCTTTTATATCGATATCTATAAACAGTTTAATCTTTTCATTTTCTTCATAATTTTCATATAGATGAAATTTTTTCTTTTTTGATAATAAATATACAGTTTTGTAATCTAGACAATAAAATTGTTTTACCATTATATTTTTTTTGTTGATTGTATCTTCAGAAAAAAGATATAGACCTGTAATTTTATTATCATTTAGATATTTCAACATATCTGCTTTTAATGGATGATAATATAAATTCGTATTTTCTAAAAAAATTTTTTCTGAGAGTATAGTAGAGATAGAAGTATTACCAGTACTTCCATCCTGACATGATTTTTTTGCACACATTTATTTATATAATATATGTATATAAATAAATTTTTGAATAGTTAAAAAAATATCTTTTTATATAAAATTATTTATTTAAATTTTTTAATGATTCTTGAACTTTAACTTTAACGTTATGATTTCTCCCAGCATTATGTTTATCTTGATATGCTTTACAAAAAAATACTACATCACATAAATTACAATAATATTTTTGTTGTTGTCTTTCTTCTATAGTTGCATGAACTTGTATATTATGTGCTTTTACATTCCAATGCGAATGTGATTCATATTCGCATAGTTCGCATTTAGACATTTTTTTTTCACCATTTCTTTTATGTTTATCTGTTTCTAAATGTTTTAGCCAGAATGTATTTTTTGTTGTTTTATAATTACACGATTTACAGAATAGTTCTTTTATATTTTCTTCCATATATTATATTATATATAAATAAATTGTTAAATTATTACTTATATAATAGTTAAATAAATATTACTATATTGATAATATAATGGGTATATATATTATAAAATCAAAATATAATAATTGGATAAAAATTGGACATCATAAAGTTACTAAGAGAAAACCAAATGCATATTTTAGATATATAAATCGAGGTTTTTATTCTTGTTCTTGCCCAAAAGAAATAGAAGATAAAGTAAGTTTTAATGATTTAGAATTAATTTATTGGTTTCCAAATTTAAATATAAAAATAGAAAGAGAATTACATTTATATTTAAAAAATAATAAAACTTTATATTTATGTAATAAAGGAGAATGGTATAATGAATTAAATATAGATAAAATTAAAAATATTTTAGAAAAACAATATAATGGTGTTATATATAAACTAAATGAAAATGATTTATTACTTGCCCAAACGTGGTGTAAAAAAATAAATAAAAATATATAAGCGTATTTATGATATTTCTCTATATGATAGTTCTATTATATCAATTATTATATAATTCATTAATTATTCTATCTAATGCATCAATACTTTTTTGTTGATTCGCATAAAGAAACCATGATGGATTAGTAAATGTTGATAATCTCCAACCTTGTGATAACATATTATGTGTATCATACATTCTATTAAAACTATTTATATCTAATTCATCAAATTCTGTTTTTAACTTGAGTAAACATAGTTCTCTTTCTTTACTTATATTAATATATGAATTATTGTATTTTTCAATAATATCAATAGAATATTCTTGTATATATGGAAATTTATTTTCTAATTCTTGTCGTTTATTTTCATAATATTGGAGTATTTTTTTTATTTTTTGTCGTGTATCGGATGTATTCATTTAAATATAATATATAAAAATAAAATATAGTTAAATATATTTAGTTAAATAAAACAGTTAAATCATATTCTTCTATTATTGGGTCAAATTTCGATTTATTAATTAAATATTCTATATTACAATACGTCGGTATAGGTATTATTCTATTATAATAACTATAAATCTTTTGAAAATCAAAAATATTTATTTCTTTGGTTATATTAACTTTTATATTTTTATTCCTTAAAAAATTATCAATATTCTCACTATTGGTAACATTTCTCATATTTATAAGATTTGTACAAATATTATAATCAATTGAAATTTCAAATAATTTTAATTCATTAAAAAAAGTATCATCTAATAATATTATTAAATAATTTATACATTTTATATTTTTTTCTATAAAATCAATAATATTTTTAATATCATATTTTGTGAATATTAATTTATAAATACTTATAAGTTTTGATACACATTCAATATTTTCAATAATTTCATCAAACTGTGATAAAATAAGATTGACCATAAATCTGGAATTATTGATTGTATTTATATCTTTTATATATTTTAATATTTTATCATGTAAAATTTTGTAATATTCATCATTTTCAAGATTATCATTAATTTTTTTATATTTTACTAATTTAATAATATGTTTAATTATCGACTCAATATTATACAAATTTTCATTTTTTTGAAATAAATATTTTATATCACTATCATCAAAAATGTTAATATCATATATTGCATAATAATCATTTATAATAATATTATCAAGTAAATATTTATTTTCATCTATTATGTATTCTATAAAAAGATTTTGATTGGTATTTGTATTATTGTATATAATGGATGTTGTATATTTAAATATATTTAAATTGATGAAATGTTTATTTACTAAAATTATCTTTTTCATTAAACATATTGAGCTTTTAATATCAATATTATTATGAAAATTATTATTAAAATTAGAAACTATACATAAATTAGTAAAATTATATTTTTTATTATTATTTTTATTGATTGATATTACAAATTTTGTATGATTTGTAAAATCATTGGTATGTAAAATATCAAAATCAATATTATTATTATTATATGAACATATTAAATTTAATTCTACAGGTTCTATTTTATATGATTTTTCTATATATTCAAAATATAAAAATTTATATTTCTTTGAATATTCTATTTCAATATCATATATTTGTTTTATTTTACACTTTAAAAACCAAAATATTTCATCGATTTTTGAAAAATATTTAAAAAATGTTTCTATTAATTTATTTAATGATTTTGATTTTTTGCATGTAGTATCAAAATAAATATCCAGATCCAATATCGAAGATGTAAAATTATTATTATTAATTGGAATATATAATAATGTAGATGAATGTATGTCTGTATTTCTTAATTTAATTACATTAAATATATATTTTATATCATTATACATATTTGTATATTCTTCTTTTGGTAATTGGAAAAAATCTATAGATTTGTTTATATTATTATTTTTATGATTGAATGCAAATAAATTATAAAAATTCATAATTAAATCATTATATTTTTTATTTTCTTGTGAAATATATATTTTATTATTTATCCCAAATGGAATTTCTTTTGCATTATTTAATTTTTCTATTAATAGATATTTAAAATATGTTTTATATTTGGATATTATTTGATATGGCATATTAAAAAAATATTTACATTGAGTTGATAGTTTTAAATCATAATCTGGAACATGATTATTATTAATTATATTAATTGTATGTTCATTTACAGAATTTAAAATATCAATTCTTTTTTTACAAAATTCAGTAAAGGTTAATTTTATATCAATATCTATTAAATTTAATTTATTTTCTCTATCCATATAATTTTTATATATCTATATTCTTTTAATTTGATTTATAATTTTATTTATAATTTCTTTTTAACTAATTTCTTTTTTGGTTTTATGTCTTCTTCAATTTCTGATTCGGAAAAGCTGGAACTATCTGAACTACCATATGATTCTTCAGTTGATGATTCTATTTTTTTGACAGGTTTGACTTTCTTTTTAGGTTTTTCAGTGTCTGATAATTCTACTTTTTTAACTGGTTTGACTATCTTTTTGGTTTTAGTATCTTCTTCCGAATCATTATATGATTCACTTTCACTGGATGATTCTATTTTTTTAGTTTGTTTAACTTTCTTTACTGGTTTAACTTGTTTAACTTCTTTTTCTTCTTTATCTGATTGTTCTTCTGTATTATCAACCCCATAATTTAATACAAGTTTCATTAAATTCTCTAATGCATGTTTTTGTGTATTTAGAGTTACATTAATATTATTTTTTAATTCTTCTACAAATTCAAAATCTTTGTCTAATCCATATTGTTTAATAATTTCTGGTTTTAAAACTTTTATTTTTAGATTGCGTAAATGTTCTGAAGATAAATTTTTATGACATGCACCTACATATCCTAATTCTAAAATATTAAATATACATCGTATATAATAATAAATATATGTTATATTTTCTGATGTTATTACAAATGTTTGTTTTGCTACACTAAACTTTTTTTCACATTTCATATTACATTTACCTGATCCATTTGTTTTGTTTATTATAATTCCATGTTCAATATTATATGAATCGCTATATAAATATGTATTTTCAGAACCAGTATAAAACACATATTTACCTGTTTCTTTACCATATGATGTATCATATTTTTTGATATTATTATCTATTTCAGAGATTTCTTCCAATTTATATTCATCATAATCTACATCTTTTTCACCCATACTCGTTAATAATTTTATTGTTCCACAAATAGATTTTTCCTTTAGAGCTTGCAACGCTTGCAACGCTTGCAACGCTTGCAACGCTTCATTTGATGGTTCTAACACATCTAAATATATTTTTATTGTATTTATATCTTCTGGTATTGGAATTGTATAATTACTTAAATTATCTTTATTTACATGTCCCATTGTAGATCCGTTAAACATTTTAGTTTTATAATCATTCCAATTAAATTTTATATAATAATACATATAAATCAGTAAATCATTATTAATTTCATTATTCATTTTACATTGTATCACAAAATTATCAGAACTACAACTAAAATTTTTTGCTAAATGTATTGATCCGGTTCCACCGGTTCCTAAAACTATACATAATTTATCTTCATAATCTATAAAATCACATTTTTTTGGTTCAAATGATGATGTATAAAATGTATATTTACCATTATCTGATTTATCATTTGCTTTTCTTTTTTTATGTGGTTGATAAAATTTATCTTCTTCGTTTTTTACTATATCATATGTAATTATATCACCTAACTTTACAATCTTAAAGCCTTTATTAACTTTCAAATCATCTTTAATATAATTCTTTACATTAAAACTGTAATTATTCTTAATAATATCATCAATCTTAACAATTAAATATTCGCCATCTTTTTTACTAAATTTATAATTTTCAGAATCAAAAGTTCTAACAACTTTTTTTGTTTCTGGATTAATTTCAGTTAAACCAATTACTGCCTTATTTTTATCTCTATTTACACCAATTTCCCAAAATTTTACTTGTTTTGTTGATTTTCCGGTATTTCTAAAAATCAATATTGATGTTTTTGTTGTGGTATTTAAGAAATCATCTTGTGGAACACTAATAATACAGTCAATTTCATAATTATCACATAATGCTTTCCAAATCATTCTGTATGTTTTATCGAAAAATACACCCTCTTTTAATATACCGGCATATACACC